CTTTTCTACCCCCAAACATATCACTTAAACCAAGTGCATCTAATATACTATCTAATATTCCTCCACTTGATTGCTTTTCTATCATACCCTTTAATACATTGTTGATATTTTTCAAATCTTTAGAAATTTCTGGCAAGACAGAAGTATATTTCAATGACATTACCTGTGCTTTATACAGGCGTTCAAAGGTAGTTTTTGTTCCTAGATTGCTTAGTGTTTCATCGAATGAAGCTTTAGTTGGAGAAGTACCAGAACTTTCTTTTTTTTCTTTATCTTTTTTCTTGTCGGGTGTAGCACTATAACCTTTCAAAGAAGGAAACATAGAAGTAAGAAGACCGTCTTGATCCAATAAATTTCTAGGATCAAAACTTTCCATCATACTTTTTCCAAGAGTAGAAGCAAGACCTCCGCCCTGTTTCTTTTCGCTCTTATAAATGTCTGCTAAAGATGCCATTACTTACTCTTTTGTTTTTGTTTTAATCTTTCATTTTCTTCTTCAAGGTACTGCAATAGCATATTGATGTATATCTCTCTTTCCCACGGTATCATATTTTCCAATTCAGTCAAACTATACTTGTGATGCTGCATCAATGAAAAGTTTGTCTGGTAGTAATTGCTCAAACTATCGTGAGAAAGAGTTATCCGAAAAAACTTTGTAAACCCTCTACGGTAATATCTTCTTCATACTTACATTTCTTACATTGAAACTTTACTTCTGTTTTCAATCGTGGAATAGTAGAGAAAAATTTCTGTATCTTTTCCATGTCTTTCTGCTGGAGATTGTCTAGAAACTCATTCAATTCTTCAGCAGGTGTGTCTTTTATTGGGTACTTCATATTGCTATCAAAGATGTAGTCGATACACTTTGGTAGAATTTCAAACACGATTTCTTCTTCAGTTTTTCCGTTTATCTCATACAGCATTTCAAATGTAGGATACTTCATCATCATACCCAAATCATCACGGAGCATAATTTGTTTTGTGTGATCTGGAGAGATGGTTGGTTTTACCTCTGACAAGTTAATGTCAAACTTCTCCAAATTGTTGCAAGCTTTTTCATCGACAATGTTGTTGCATCTATACCTTACTTCAACAACTTCGTTTACCGATTTGGCGCGAATGTTAAGAAACAAATATTCCAAATCAAATGCTGGCAAAGTATCCACATTCAATTCATCTATCAAGCAATTTTTAATAACTTGTCTGATAGTGTTGACAGTTTCTTTTTCATCATCAGATTGTGTAGCCATCAGGAGAAGTTTTTGTTCCTTCACCAAGAATGGTCTATACTTTACTGTTTTTCCAGTTGAAACTAATTTAAGTTCAAAAATAGGTACATCTAACTTTGGTAGCATAATAACCTCGCTTGTTAATTATAGTGTAAGGGCATTTCCAAGTGGTAACAATCTTGATCCTGTGCTGCCAAATAGTGCAGCGGCCGCGGCAGACAAATCGTAACCACCATCGTAAATTGGTTTGTATTTTTGGTATGCAAATGTAACAGAGAGTCTATGAAAACCTTCTTCGCTCCAACTCAATGGTTGTGCTGCTATTGATGTTGGAAAAGCATCTATTAACTCTACTGCAAAAATTTGTTTGATGAATTCATCATACTGAATAATTTTTATGTTTGTTGTATATGCAGTATCACTTTCTTTAGAATACCTAAAATTGTAGGTATCTGACGGATGAATGGCTTCTATCCAACGGTCAAACAATTTTCTTTCATAGAAATCGTTGGTGCATAGGAAAGTAAGAGTTGTATCCTGAAACACAGTCTGAAATGGAACTTTGAAAGTTGGACCATAAATCTTTACATCCTGTGTGTTTAATGCTCTACCTGGCAATTCTGCTGTCTCACATTGCAGAGCAAGATATCGTGATACTGCTGGATTGCTGGATGTAGAAGCTGATGAACTAGAATCTCCACCAAACGCATTAGATATTGCATCTGATATATCAGTAAAGACTGAGTTAGGAAAATTTAAAATAGAGGCTATCAAACTGTTTCCAACAAAACTTCCGATGTATGCTGGTATAGGCAACACGACCTCAAATCTAGATGGCTTTGCTAGCCCGTCCTTGGCTTTGATGTTTGATAGAAATAAATTGGGTGAAAATGACATTAGAATTTCTTTCTAGAGTCTGAATAAACTTTACTTGTCGATGCGCCAACAAAGCTTTCAACTGGTAACATTACAGCAATATCCCACTCATTGGCAGTAATTTCTAAGAACCTAGATTCGATTTGGCTGAATAGGTATCTTTTTATACATGGCGTAGCTTCAAATGCTTTCGATGCCGCAGCCAAGTATGCATAGCTGATTCGTAATTTGGTGTTCTCATCGAATGATTTGTTTGATGCTGTCTCACTAAGTTTGTCCAACAAAATGATTCTTTGTCTTGGAGTAATATAGTGGAGATTTAGACCCAAGAATCCATCTTTATAGTTTTCAATTGGAATGACAAGTGGAAATCTGTCATAGTATTTCATTTTGTCTTTTGTCTTTGGATCATAGAAATAGAAATACATCTTTCCGATGATAGAAGAATCTCTTAGCCTCTGTCTGTCGTTCATCAATCTTTGTGGTGAAGGCTTCAGTTCTTTGACCTTCGAACGCAACCAATCCCGCGCAGCATTAGTGCGGGGTTTTAAACCTTCTTTTGCAAGAGATTCAGTTATTCTTTGTAATAGTGTCTTTGCCATCCATCTATTTATCTCATATGCCTAACTCTTTTTCAGTCAGTATTTTAAACTGCCACCCGTGTTCTAGACAGAATAGTTCTGCTGCCTTCCACTTTTCTTGGTTGATGGCATATGTTGCAACCTCGGCTAGCATCTTACGGGTTCTCCGAGACTGTTTTGGTGGCTTCGTTTGCTTTTCCGGTTTCACCTCCAGCATCATCGTAGCTTCTTTTCCGTCTTTCTTTTTAACGCGGACAACAAAATCTGGAAAATAACGATGCACCCGTTTGTCGATTGGCGAGACATACTTAACAAACATTTCTTCGGATGCCCACCAAATCACACTTGGATTCTCATCAAAATTCTTCATAACACGCAATTCCCATGAGGAACGGTAGACAATCCTATCGGCATTGCCTTTGTATTTGTTTGGGTTTTGGGGTGTGAACCATCCTTTATATGACATAAATAATATGTATATTTACTCCAAGGAAGTATAATGGCTTTTTCTCCGTTTAATTTGCTCGGCACATCAGTCTCTGTTGATCCATCTAGAGGTCCGTTGGGAGAATTGTATTCTAACCAGCAAAGCACCAATCTTTTGAAATATCCAATTGATTTGGGTGATAAGGCTGATAGAGGTCATTACATGGTTTTCTACATCAAGAAACAAACCAAAGGCATCAATAACGCTAATGTTCCAAGAGCAGGTAGGTTATCAAATAATGGTGAAGTTGGATTAATTGGAGGTTCTACAGATTTTTCAACTGCGGTACAAAAAACAGTATCACAAACTGCCACTGGTATAGTATCTCAAGTAATTAATTCATTGTTTAATTCTACACCTACTGGTCAAACATATCGAAATGATTCCGCAGCAACAGCAAATTTTTTAAATCGTTCAATAAAAAATAAACAAGGTGCAGCAGCATTTTTAAGTGAACAAAGAAAAACAGTTTTAACAAAAGATAGTATAGCACTTTATATGCCTGACACTTTGATGTATAGTTACACCCAAAGTTATGAATCTTTATCTCCTGGAAAAACTATAGCTGGTCAAATTGGCGCACAATTGGGTGGTACTGGAGGAACTGCATCCCAATTTAAAGATAGATTGAATGATTTAGCTACAAGCGCCGCAGCTATAGGAGGAATAGCTATTGATAAAGGAAAACTTGGTGAATTAGGTGGTGACGCTGCCAAATTAGCAGTTTACAAATCAATTGGTGGCATAGTCAATCCTATGTTGGAAGTTATATACAGTAGCCCAGCCTTCCGACAATTTCGTTTTGACTTTTCATTTTTTCCTAGAAGTAAAACAGAAGCTTTGATGATTCAAAATATAATTGAGCGTTTTAGATTTCATCAGGCTCCAGATTTGGCAACACAAACCAGTTCTGCGATACTTGTTCCACCATCAGAGTTTGACATTAAATTTTACTATGCTGGTTCAATAAATCCAAACATTGATAGTATTGGTAATTGTGTTCTTACTTCGATTGATGTTAATTATGCTCCAAATGGTTTTCAATCTTATGAAATGCCTGGAGAAGATACTCCAACTTGGGGTGGTACCGGTATGCCTGTTGAGATACAACTGTCATTAAATTTCCAAGAGACTGTAATTTTAACAAAGTCAGATTTTCAATCTAGTTATGCTGGAAGTCCAACACAACCAGCACCATCGGTTGATACTACTCCAAGACAAAATGGAATAGGTCAAGGTTTAAATCCCGCTGGAGCACAATTTGATTCTACTCCAGGCAATGCAGCAACATTTCAAACAAAACCAAGATAACAAATATGGCAAAATACTTTAACTATTTTCCAAAGACTGTTTATTCAACAGCAAACAATCTAACTCAAACTGATATTGTTACTAACATAACAAGTCGTTTTGGTTTCGAACAATCGTTAAGAGAAAATACTTCGGCATACTATAAGTATTCTATACAAGATGGTGACACTCCAGAAATTATTGCTTCAAAGTTCTATGGTGATCCAGAAAAACATTGGATGGTTTTAGCGTATAACAATATCATTGACCCACAATGGGATTGGCCAATGGAGTATAACACTCTGATAAAATTCATTGACAACAAATATAGTGCCAATGGTTCAGCAAATGCAACAACACAATCTGGTTTAGCATGGGCAATGAGTGACAACAACGTACAATCTTACTATAAAGTAGTAACGAAAAGTTCTTCTGTTGGTGTAGATTTTGTTGAAAAAATCCAACTTGATGCTACTAGCTATAATGATTTACAACCTTCAGAGAATATATACAATCTTACCAATGGTCAAGTTAGAGAAACTATAACAAAAGAAAAGAAAACCTATTTTGACTATGAGATGGAACTGAACGAAACAAAAAGAGAAATAAATTTACTGAAAAAAGAATTCGTTAGTGGCGCTGATAGAGAATTTAGACGAGTGATTAATGGCAGATAATCTGGTACAGTCAACACAGTTCACCATAAATCAGTTAGCTGTTTATACTAAAAGTGGTGACGTGCTTGACATATCATCCAATTTTGGTCAACTACATATATTTGATTCAATATTTGTTCCTGTGATGAATGGCTTTGTCACAGTATTTGATTCGACTGGTCTATCAGAGTATCTTAGCTTTGACGGTTCTGAAGTTTTGTTGGTTGATTTGAGCAAGTTTGGAGATGATACAACAAGTTTCAAGAAGTCATTTCGTATTAGAAAAATGGCTAACAGAACAAATTTGAACCCCTCAACTTTGGTTTATGACCTACATTTTGTCTCTGACGAATTGATTTATTCTGACCAACGAAAAGTAAACCAAAAGTATACCGACACCTATTCTAACATCGTTGCCAAAATTTTATTTGAGTATCTTCAATTAAAAACCTTTGCTGGTATTTTTATGCCATCATATGGAATCAAAAGTGTTGTTATACCAGATTTGTCTCCGATTGATGCGATACAATGGTGCACCAATAGGGCAGTAGATGTAAATCTTGGTCCTGGTTTTATGTTCTATGAGAATATTGTTGGCTATAACTTTACAACACTTTCAAACATACTGACGCAAGATGCTATCTTAGATATCAAATTTTTTCCAAAGAATTTGAACAACACGGAAGCATTGGATGAAATGAGTGGTCCAAGATACTTTGAAGTCATCAGCAATCCGGATGTTATGAGAAGAACGCGCCAAGGTGTTAATGCTGGTAAGTATGCTACTTTTGATCCAGTTACAAGAACTCTTGGACATATAGACGAAGAAAAGACAGTCAATTATCTAGACCATTATCAAACTATAAAGCATGGTAACGATACACCATTATTTACTGGTATGGTAAACAGAGACAACACCAACAACTTTGAACAATATGAAGCAAGAAGAAGTTTTGGTTTCTCTGCAAAGGCACGCCAGGCAAGCACATACATAAAGAAAAAAGATCCAACATCAATTACAACAATTGATAACCAAGAAGACTTTGTTTTTCAAAGACGATCTATTATAGAAAACTTAATATCAAAAAGATTGAAGATGGTTATGCCAGGAAACTTTGAGTTATCAAGTGGGTTCAATGTTAATGTTCAGTCTCCAATTTACGGTAAACCAGAGAATGGAGATGAAACAGTCAATGGAAAATATTTGATTGTTGCTTCTCATCATATACTAGACATTAAAGGTAAATTTGAAACTGTGTTAGAAACAGCCACAACATCTACAGATATTGGATTCATCCAAGGTGCATCTGCTACACTTGCAAAAGCTGCTGTAGAATATGAGGACGATTACTTGCGATGAGAAATGTAGAAGATAACACAGATGTAGCTGGTCGTAATGGTTTTGTTTGGTGGATTGGTACAGTAGAAAACAGACAAGATCCACTAAAACTAGGTCGTTGTCAAGTTAGAATTGGTGGTGGTTGGCATTCAGACAACAGACTGAGAGTGCCAACAAAAGATTTACCTTGGGCAACAGCTTGTCTCCCAGTTAACAATTCAAATCCATATGCACCAAAAGAAGGTGATATGGTATTTGGTTTTTTCCTTGACGGAAACAATGCTCAACAACCAGTAATATTTGGAGTTATGCCAGGCATACCTTTAAAGGCAAGTAATGCACAGCAAGCATTTGGTGATGGTAGATCGGCAAATGAACTTGGGAGTGCGCCAGTTAAACCCGATGAATCTACTACTCTTTATCCTCGAAAGTTGGATGAACCATCAACATCACGCCTTGCAAGAAACGATACAGATTACGCATCGCCAATATTAAAAAGTAAGACTGACAAGAAGTCTACAACCTTTGAATATCCAACAGCATACAAGACAAAATATCCATATAATAATGCTATGGAATCTGAGTCTGGTCATGTTATTGAAATAGATGATACTCCTAGCGCAGAAAGAATTCATTTCTACCATCGCAAAGGATCATACCAAGAATATAGACCAGATGGTAGTGTTCAAGCAAAGGTTGTAAAAAATAGCCAACAGGCAGTAGATGGTGATAAGAATGTCTATGTCAAAGGAAATTATACCGTTAATGTAGACGGAAACTTATTGTTCAATGTTAAGGGTAGTATCACGGCAGTAGCTGGTGATTCTATTAGCACAAAGTCTGGTAGTTCTACAAGTATGACAGCAGGCACCACATGGTCTGCCTTAGGTCCAATAAGTGCATCAATGACCTCTGCTGGTCAAGCAACAGTTACTGGAGCCGTCAAAGCTGCCCTTACATCACTCGGCTTTACTGATGTTAAGGGTGGTGCCACTTCTGTTAGTGCATCTGGCGCACTTGATTGTAGTGCGGGTGGTGCAGCATCGTATTCCGCTAAAGGTGTTGCTACACTAGCTGGATCAGTTGTTAATATTTTAGGTGCTCCTGTTGGCGGTGTTGGCACTCCCGATTCTGTTGCCGCTGCGACAGATGCTTTGGTAAACAATGTTAGTCCGTTTGAAGTCTCTGGCGGTGGAGCGATACTGTTTGATGCAAATGCAGATTCTGCAATATCTGGAATCGTAGAGGGCGTTCAGGTTACACCAGAAGGTGTAGTATCACAAGCCGATAGTGCTTTAACTGAATTTGCAGGATCTTCATCTGACCTTAGTTCTGTATCTGAAACTTTTGATGCATCGACTCTGACACCAGAAGAAGTTTCTGAACTTGCCTTACCAACAGATCAACCAGTGCAAATCATAGAAGATGGTAATGTTATATCTACCACCGATGGTCAATATTCTACCTTTAGTGATACATACAAAGATGGAACTCAAGTTCAATTTACAGTATTAAATGAAACTGGTGAAGTAACTGAGGTAAGTGTAATCGAGAAATCTGCATTAGACAAAGCATTGGCGCAGGCAGAAAATGTTGGCAATTCAATGATAGAAGCGGCATCTAAAGTAGACCCAGTAAAATATGTTGAGCAGACAGGAAAATCTTTAGCTACTCAAGTAACTCAACCATTCTTAGATTCAAAAACTGTTGTAGAAAAATCTGTAAGTATATTGTCGAGTGATACAGCAACATTGTCTCAAAAATTTTCAGCGGCAAAAACAATATTGGGAGAAGGATTAAATCTCACCAATAAGGCTACAAGTGTCGCTCAAATAGTTTCAAATCCACAAGCAATAATTCTTGCCGCAGGGACAAATATTGCAACACAATCAGCCAACGATTTTAGCAGACAATTATCTAAAACACAAGCAGTTAAGGATGTTAAGGGTGATATACAATCTGTATTTGGTGACTACACTCAAAAAATCAAAGATACATATAGTGATACAACAAAATCTATAAATGACCATATACAGAATGCGATGAATGAATTTGAATTGAGTTCTCCATCCGTTTCTGCTGAGGTTGCACAGAATCTTGTTGACTTACGAGCCGCTGGATATACAGAATCGGATTTGAGACAAATAATGCCAGATGTAATTAAGAGATATCCAAAAGAATTTGCGAAGGCTTATTCTGGTGATCCATTGACCGCCGCTTCAGCATTTGACCAAGAAAATGGGAGTGCATAATGTTACCTGTAGCAACCTTTGGTGATTTTGTTGGTGGTTTTGATGATTCTGATGGTGGAATTATAGTTATGCCTTGTCATATAACCGTTCTTGTTGGAACTCCAGGAGAAATAGAACTTGCTGCTATGCCAGGATCTAAAGTAACTCCACACGGTTTGCCTCCACACCAATCTGCATCTTTGACTTGGATGCGTTACAAAACAGTTTACATTAATAACCTTTCTATTAGAACGATGATGGATGTTGCCACCTGTGGAGATATAATTTCTACTGGCGTATTGACCGTTGTCGCTGCATAATTATGACAAAAATATTTCCACAACTTGGATACAATTTTAATTCTGCATACTTGGGTGATGCTAATGATCCAACTGGCAACAGAGAGTTGGAATTACTAAAGCTAAAACCCACTCTCCGCAAGTGGCAATATGAAGCATTGGCTACAGGTGATGTTAATGGATACTTGAAAAGCCCAGTATCAAACACCATCAATAGCCTGACAGCAATCACCACAAGTATGAATACCGTTGCATTCTCCGTTGAATACAGTATAACTGGCAACACAAGAATGCAAGATACTACACGACAATTGATGAGCGAATTGAACAATTTTCAGGCTCATTGTTACAGGGTATCTGGTGTTGTTCCAACCACAAGTTCTTCTTTGCCAGATTTTGACACCGCCGTTGGTGTAGGCGAGTTAGTTATTTCTTTAGTTTCAGTTTATGATGGTGTGATGAACAATACTCCAATCTTAGGAAGCATGACCAGCCTGTTCATAGATTCAGATTTACAGGGTAATTTGACAATTTTGACCAGCGATTCTGCTACATTGAACGCCACAATATCTGGTTCCACCTCAAATATTTCTGTGGCTGTAAACGATTCCATCTGCAACAACATGAATGCTGTTTATTCCATGATAAACACGCGCAGAAACCACGATGTTACTTTCTATAATAATTGCGTTAGTTTGATGAACAACTTCTATACCATATCAAAATATACAAATTTTGACGCCTTCAGATTGTATATGGTGGAAAATTATACGGGCACAGATAAACTTAAAAACAAGTTATAAATAGACGATGGAAACCGTAACTCTAGACATTACCACAAGAACTTTCAGAGATTTGGATCTGAATTTTACTATCCATCCTGTTAGAAAAGATGTTGACGTCCATATGGATTCATATGCTGTCATCAACTCTGTAAAAAATCTTGTATTGACAAATTTTTATGAAAGACCTTTTCGTCCCAATATTGGAAGCAATATTAGAAACCTTCTATTTGAAAACACTAGCCCTCTTGTTGCTAATCAAATAGAAAGAGCAATACAGGAAACTGTTACGAATTATGAACCAAGGGTAAGTGTAAAGACTGTATCTGCGATTCCTTCTTCGGATGAAAATGGATACAATGTAAAGATGGAATTCTATATCGTTAATATGACAACTCCAATTACCATAGATTTTTATTTGCAACGGATTAGATAAAAATGGCAGATCGTTTAAGAGTAACAGAACTTGATTTTGATACAATCAAGAGCAATTTAAAGAATTTTTTACGCCAACAATCATACTTCACAGACTATGATTTTGAAGGTTCTGGCTTAAATATTCTATTGGATATTTTGGCTTACAATACTCATTACAATGCATACTATCTAAACATGGTTGCCAATGAGTCTTTTATGGACACCGCACTATTGCGTAGTTCGGTTGTTTCTCACGCCAAACTTCTAAACTATACCCCACATTCTGCTGTGGCTCCACAGGCTACACTTAATTTTACTGTTCTGGCTGGAACAACCACTCCGGGAACAATGACTATACCAGCAGGCTATTACTTTCTTTCTGAATTGATTGATGGGAAATCATACAACTTTGTTGTGAATGATGATATCACCGTCACAAAATCAAACGATGCTTACTATTTTGAAAATGTAACTATCTATGAAGGTCAGAGAGTATCTTATGTCTTTAATTATGATGAAGGTTCAAACCCAAAACAAATCTTTGTTTTGCCAGATTCCAATGTTGATACAAACACTTTAAAGGTTGTTGTTTCTCCTTCATCTACATCTTCTATAACAACACGATATAATGTTGTAACAGATATTTTGGATGTAGAATCTACCTCTGAAGTTTTTTTCTTAGAAGAAAACCTATCAGGTAAATATCAAATATATTTTGGTGATGATGTTGTGGGTAAAAAGCTTCCTGATGGAGCAGTCATTACAGCCAGTTATGTCGTTACAAATGGCGCAGCCGCAAATAAAGCCAATAATTTTATAGCATTACAATCTTTGACAGATACCTTGGGTTCCACATACTCAAATTTTGTAATTCAACCAATAACATCTGCATCTGGTGGTTCTGAAAGAGAGTCTGTAGATAATGTTAAGTTCTCTGCACCATCTCAGTTTGCTACACAGAACCGTTTGGTAACATTTAAAGACTATGAGACTTTCATTTTAAATAGTTACCCTAACATTGGTTCTATCTCTGTTTGGGGTGGAGAAGATAACAATCCACCAGTTTATGGAACAGTTTTTGTTTCAATGAAGCCAAAGAATAATTACTATCTTTCTGAGGCAGAGAAGCAGAGAATTATTGATGAGATTATCACACCTAAGGCAATTGTGAGTACGAAATGTATCATTCGTGATCCTGCCTATTTGTATTTGGTTTTAGAAAACGAGGTTCAATATAACCCAAATAAAACTACAGATACCGAAGAATCTCTAATTAATATTATCAGAAATTCCATACTATCATATTCTAACGCAAACTTAAATAAATTTTCGGCTAAATTTGTTCTTTCTAAACTGCAAGATGTAATAGATAGTTCTCAATCGAATTCAATCATAGGTTCTAAAACAAATGTCCGTGTTCAGAAAAGATTTTTGCCATCACTTGCAGAAACAAAAACCTATGTTGTAGAATTCAATGTGCCCCTACACAGAGGTGGAATTAACGATAGAATGATTTCATCGCAATTTGATGTATTAGATGCTCTTGGTGTGAGAAGAACAGTTTCATTGGAAGAAATACAGGGTTCTTACACAGGCATTTCTTCTATTGCAGTAACTAATCCCGGCACAGGTTACTTGACAACACCTACTGTTACTATCACAGGAGATGGTATTGGTGCAACCGCAGAAGCGGTTATTGTTAATGGTGCAATCGAAAGCATCAAAATAACCAATCGAGGCATCAACTATTCTCGCGCTATAGTTACCATAAAAGATACTGGTTCTGGTTATGGTGCAACCGCAGTCGCTACTATTGACAGCCGTTACGGTGTCATAAGAACAATTTACTACGATTCAAATGCTCAAAAACAAATCGTCAATTCAGAAGTTGGAACCATCGACTATGATACAGGTGTAGTAACTATCAATGCCATCAAAATTCTATCGGTATCTACAACTGATAATTATTTGAGACTTTCTTTTGAATCAGATAAAGGTATTATCACTACTGCAAGAGATACCATCATCACAATTGATGAAGAAGATCCAGTTTCTATAGTTACCAAACTAGAAGTGTCATATAACTGATGACCGATTACAAAACATCTTTACTTGTTAGCAATCAGATTCCCGAATTTATTAGGGAAGAAAACCCTCTGTTTGTTTCCTTCTTGGAAGCCTACTATGAATTTTTAGAAAACAAACAAGGTTCTCAAAAGAATGATTTGGTTACAAAAGCCAAAGACATAAGATATATTTCTGATGTTGATAAATCAATCACAGAATTTGAAGATAATTTTTTCAATACTTTTGCTTCTCTCATTCCAAAAAGTCTTCAAGTTGATAAAGCATTTCTAATTAAAAATGTTTTGCCATTATATCTAGCGAAAGGTAATGAAAAGTCATTCAAGTTATTATTCAGAATGTTATTCAATGATGAGATTGATATAACTTTACCAAAAAACAATGTTCTTCGTGCATCCGATGGAAAATGGACTGTAGATAACATTCTGCGAATCCAAACAAATGTTAGAACAGTATATACAGGCAATGGTTCAAACACTCAATTTATTCTTGCTCAAGTTTCTGGTTCAAATGACATAGAGGTATATGTTGATGATGTTATACAGACGGAAAATGTTGACTATACAATAAGAAAAGAAACGAGAAAGGTGGTATTTGGTTCTGCACCGGCAGCAAATACTACAGTCAAAGTTTATTATAATAATTTCGATATAACCAATCTTACCAATAGAAAAGTTATTGGTCAATCTTCTGGTGCTTCTGCTTTAGTTGAATCTGCATCGAAAAGAATTATTACCGATAGATTGAATTTTGGTTTGCCGTATGAGTTGTTTATTGATAAGAAATCTATTGCTGGTGTTTTTACGAACGGCGAAAAAATTACATCAAACATCATTGATGCTAATGGTGTGCTTATTGATTTTGAAGCCGATACATTTTCAATTCTAACTGGCATACAGATAACATATGGTGGTGCATCATATAATGTTGGTGATCCAGTTTTAGTTTTGGGTGGAGGTGCAAATCCACCAGCAACAGCAGTTGTATCGAAGGTTACATCGGGAAATGTAACCAGAATTGTTGTTGATTATGGTGGTGCAGGTTTCAAAATTTCTTCTTTTGCTAACAGCTATGGTGCACCAGCAAACACGATAGTTGTCGGTGCTGTTGATGGAATAAACACTAGCCATTATTCTAATTCTACTTATCGTGTAACCGATGACACAATTTCTTCCTACGGCAGTGTTCTAATTAGTGCTGCCGACTATGGATTTCCAGGACCATTTACTGAAAATGTAAACACACGCCTAGTTGATGCATTGACACCTTTGTTTGTTACAGGCCTTGGTCCTATAACCAATGTAAACTTATTGCTTTCTAATGTAACATCAAACATATCAACCTTCGATTCGCAGGGTGCATTATACACAGCAGGATCAAATTCTTTTGACATTAAAGATTTCAAATCTGTTGGAAGAATTGATGTAAACAATGGTGGTGTTGGTTATAAAGTAGGTGATGAAGTTATCTTTGGAGCAAATCCTTCTGGTACAATTGGTATTGATGCTGCCGCTTATGTGGCAACAATAAATGCAACTGGTGCTGTTCTGACTATCAACATTGGAGCGCCTTACATTACTGGAACAGCCAATGTTCAAAACAATAATGTAGCAATCATTGGTACTGGTACTACTTTCTTGTCCGATTTGAAACTTGGAGATAAAATTCAGATAGCTGGACAATCACGCTTTATTAATGCCATTGCAGATGACACTCATGCGAATGTAAATTCATCATTCACTTTTGCAGATTCCACAATTTGGGCAAATAATAGAAATGTTGGTAACTACTACAGAAATCAATTAGGTGGGGTAAATTATAGCCAAGAAAATCTACCTAGCGTTTCCATATCTACAATAAGTGGAGGTTTAGGAGCTAACATAGCAATAACTTCTCTTATGGGAAATGGAGAACTTCTGACTGGTTATTCTGGTAAAGTTATTGGTGAGGTTCTTGAGATTAAGTTGACCTCTGGTGGTGTAGGTTATGAATATATTCCACAAATAGATATGTCTGCTCATGGAGACCGTTCTGCAACAGCTAATGCTATTTTGGGTGCTTCCTACTTTACTGCACCTGGTCGTTGGACTACCTCAGATTCTATCTTATCTTCATCTGAAAGAAAATTAGCTGGCAAAGATTACTATACTGACTACTCTTATGTAACATCATCTACAACAGAATTCAGTAAGTATAAACAAATTCTGAAAAATCTACTGCATCCAGCTGGTTTCGTAAATTACGCAGACTATAATACTGGTGCAGATATATTGGTTGGTGATTCAAATGTTTCTACAAATATCGCAGTAACATTGTCAGGAAGGGTAAATGTTAATGGAAGTTCAATGATTGTTGGAACAGGCACAAAATTTAACATAGCTAATGGTAATACCATAAGTGTTGGATCAAGTAATCCAAGATCAAATATATCTGTTAATGGTGAGATAAGACTGATTACCAGTATTTGGTCTAATACTGTTCTGATAGTTTCTTCACCATTTTTATACTATTCTAATAGTCAAACTGCAATTGTTCTGGCAAACACATAAATAATACCCATGACTACTCTAATTACAAGAAAATTACAATTCAATAACGCCGAGCAATTCAAAGAAGAATTTGCTGAGCCGCAACCAACTATTTCTTATGTGTTCATTGGAAATCATGTTCCATATGTAGATGAGAATACGCCACCAAGTCTTTCCGATACTGTTGTTACCGAGAAGCAGGCATGGGACAATATGTACGCTGCAAAAAGAGTTACTGGAAATGATGTAGAACTGGTCATTCCAAAAGTTATTTGGACAGCAAATACCAAATATCGCCAGTATGATGACACTTCTTCTATTCCAACTTTGCTATCTGCAAATACTCAACAAAATTTAAAGCCGATGTATGTTATTACAGCGGAAAGAAATGTCTATAAATGCCTTTCTAATAATTCGTCTGCAAATTCTACAGTAAAACCTACTGGTGACTACACAACATCCAATGGTAACATCGCTACAGCAGATGGTTATCTATGGAAATATATGTTCAATGTCAAACCGTCAAACAAATTTTTGACTGATGGATGGATTCCAGCACCAACATCTACTGATGCTTTAGACTATGGAGTTAATAGTCAAGGTGTTGTAGATGGAGAATTGACCACAATTTTAGTAACACAGAAGGGTACCAACTATCGTGAACTGTCAAACATTAAAGTAGATAGTTTCACTTCAGGACAATCAACTATTCGTTTAGCTAATACATCAAATGTTATTTCATGGTTTAGTATTCCATCTTTGGCAAATTTGGCAAATATGTCAATTTCAGGAACAGGAATTTCAACTGGAACGTATATCAGCCAAATTTATCCAGCCAATGGCGTTATTGTCTTATCATCAGATGCTTTTTCAACTGGTGGTGGTAATTCAAATACTGTAAGTATAACCACTAGAGTATATGTTGATGGTGATGGTGTAGGTATAAATGTATACTCAACTCTTTCCAATACTGATATTAATGCATCAGCAAATGATGCTAATGTGGCTAACATTTATACCGTAACTATTGGAACTAACTACAGTCGAGCGAATGTTTTATTATTTGGATCAGGCGCTGGCGCAAACGCTAGAGCAATTCTTTCACCAAAATTTGGTCACGCATACAATCCAGCTAAAGAATTAAATGCAAATAATGTTATGATAGCAGTAAGGATTGGTGAAATAGATTCTTCAGAAGATGGTGTAATTTCCACTAGCACAACATTTAGACAGTTTGGTCTTATGAGGGATCCATATAAATACGGAAATACGACACCTGTGACTTCTGCGACTGCCAATTCTGTGATATCTCAAACAACAAATCTACAATTGGTAAGCGGACCATCATATACGTTGAATGAATATGTTTATCAGGGTGATTCACCTAGCAATGCATCTGCTTATGGATTTTTGAATTCTGTAACTGATTCAGGTACTACTGTTAGGTTAACTAAGGTTGTAGGAACTTTTGTAACTGGTAATCCACTAATTGGTGCAAACTCTGGAGTTTCAAGAACAGTAACATCTACTTCAAATCCAACATTTCAACCATACTCTGGTGATATGTTGTATATCGAAAATGATACAGCAACAACCCGATCAGACGGGCAAGCAGAAAACATTAAAATGATTGTAAGTTTCTAAAGGTAAAAAATGGCACTTGATACTAATTTTAATACAAATCCGTATTACGATGACTATGAGGAAGATAAAAAATTCCTTAGAATGTTGTTTAAGCCTGGCTATGCAGTTCAAGCCCGCGAATTAACACAATTACAAACCATCCTACAAAAGCAAGTATCACGCTTTGGTGACCATATTTTTGAAGACGGTTCTGTTGTTACTGGTGGACAGTTAGTATTCCAAAACACTTCTTATATCAATGTTGCAACAACCTATGCCGGTAGCACAGTTTCTATTGGTGATTTTGAAGACCAAGTTATCGTAGATAATGTTCAGTCGCCTACAAAAAAGGCTCAAGTTATTAAAGTTTTTGATGCTGACGGATCTGAACCTCAAACTCTATTGGTAAATCCAATATTTGGAACATTCGCTGATGGCGATACAATCATAACTTACAATGCATCAACAGTAAATACTCCCTCATACGCCAATATTGCAGCATCGGGCACAGGTACAGGACAAGTTTTTTCAGTAGCAGAAGGTGTATATTACTACGGTGGATTTTTCATTAAAGTAGATTCACAGACTGTTGCCGTTTCAAAGTATGCACAAGATGGTAGTGCTAGAATTGGTTTTCAAATTGATGAGTCTATTGTATCATACACCTCTGATACCTCATTGCTTGATCCTGCACAGAATGCTTCTAACTATCAGGCACCCGGCGCAGACCGATATAAGGTTGTTCTAACTTTAAGCACCAGAAGTTTGACTTCTACCGATGATTCTAAATTTTTAGAATTGGCGAGAGTTCAAGATGGTGTTCTAACCAAACTAAACAACAATCCATTATATGCTGTTTTGGAAGATACATTGGCTCGCCGTACCTTTGATGAATCTGGTAACTATACAGTTAGACCATTCAATTTGGCATTAGAAACCAATTCTGCCAATACAGCTAATTTGGATGTTATACTTTCTCCAGGTAAAGCATATGTTTATGGATATGAATTCGAATCAATTTATCCAACTAAAATTACAATTGATAAACCACGTGGAACAGATAGTGTAACTGGTAAAAAGATTACTGCTGACTACGGTTACTATGTTTATGCAAATACTCCATTTGGTAGTTTCCCAATTAACAGTCTTGATACTGTAGAATTGCATACTGTTCCAAACGCATCTATTAACTTGTCTTCTTCTTTGACAAGAGCGAATACTAGAATTGGAAATGTTCGCGTTAAATCTATTGCATATGATTCATCAGCAAACGCACAGAATTCTGCTTCATATACTTACCAACTATTCTTGACCGACATTAATGTTGGGTCTATTTACGGTGGTACAATTGCCAATATTGGAAGAACAGATATATCAAATACGACATATCTACAAATAGCCAATAGTGGAGCCGTTGTAAATTCTTATCAATATTCTAATGCGAACAACGCTTATACTGGAGCTAAACTTAGAATCACTTCTGGTCCTGGTGCAGGAGAAACAGCGAAGACCATTATCAATTATAATGGTGAAACACAAACTGTTCAATTAGACCAACCATTTATTGCAAATGTTTTACAAAATACTAGCGTTTGGGCTATAGACTTTGAATTTAATGATTGTCGTTCATTGCTTGTTCCTAACTCAGCAGGAACAGGCATAGTAGCTGCGATGAACATTGATACAAAATCAAGAGACCAAGCTTCCGTATACAATGACACGGTAGTTTCTGATAGTGCATCAGAAAAATTGGTGTTTCCATTGGGTCAAAATTTTGTAGCAAACGGTTCTATTTCAAATGTATACTACTCATACAGAAAACTGTATGTAGATCAGGCTTTCTCTGGAACAACTTCACCTGCTCTGTCTTTAGGCACAGGTGAATCATTAGCATATACCGGAACTACAACTAGCATTCTTGCTCAAAATTATTATGTCGTTTGTACCAGCGCTGGAAGTAGCGTGTTCAAAAAAGGTGATGTTGTTCCTGCACAATCTATAACAGGAATTTCAAGCAACCAATTAACAATAGCTGGTTCAAGTGGTATGTCAGCAAACATCATCGCCACTATTGATGTTTCTCCAGCAGGAGCAAACCAGAAACCTAAGACATATAAAGCTGCCAATACCGATATTCAAATTTTTGGAATTGCACCTGGCGGTATTAATCTATTCTCTGGCAACAATTCTACTTTCTTGTTCCCACATCAAGGTCAAATTCAGATTGCAGCAAATACTGTTGTTAAATCACCAGATGTTGCACAGTCACTATTTACTTCTGATGTTATTGGTCTTGTTTCAGTATTAGACTTTAACGGTAATACGATTACTGTTGCAAATGAAGGTAGTGCGGTAAATGTAACATCGTACTATACATTATACAGCGGTCAAAGAGATTCGATCTATGACCATGCATACATCAAATTGAAGCCCGGATATACAGCACCTGTCGGTCCTCTTGTTGTTAAGTTTAACCATTTCTCATCAACAGGCGCTGGTTACTTTACTGGAACTTCATATACTGGTGGTGGTTTGTATTCTTATGAGAATATTCCGGCATATGTTGATGAGTATGGTGCAAAATTTGAATTGCGAGACTGCATAGATTTCCGTCCTGTTCGTGCCAACGCTACTCAAGCAACTGCAAATACTGTAGTTTTTGATGTTGACTCAACAACAACTGGTCCAAAAATTCCTGAAAATGGTTCTGACATTATAACAAATTACGAATTCTATCTTCCAAGAAAAGATAAGGTTGTATTAAACAAGAACAAAACATTTGAAGTAATTGAAGGTATTCCATCATTAAGACCAAAAGATCCTGAAGATAAACAAGGTACAATGACATTGTATAGATTGTCACATGATCCTTATCTACTGAATTCTTCAAACACAAAAGTATCGTATGTAAACAACAAACGATACACCATGCGTGATATTGGTACAATTGAAAAGAGAGTGGAAAATCTTGAGTATTACACATCACTTTCTCTACTAGAATTAGAAGCATTGAATAAACAAGATTTGACCATCAAAGACACAACAAACCTACCAAGATTTAAGAATGGTATTTTGGTAGATTCGTTTACAGGTCAAGCTGTTTCCGATGTTACTAAGTTGGATTTTAAAGCATCTATTGATTCGACTAGGAAAGAGATGCGTCCAACATACAACATTAGTTCTTTCACACTATTGTTTGATTCTGCTAACTCAAGTGGAATACAGCAAAGAGGTCCATTCATCACCCTTTCTTCAACACCTGTTTCTTTCATAGAGCAAACTAAGGCATCGAAGTCTGTTAATGTTAACCCATATGGTGTAGTAAACTATCTTGGTAAAATTGAATTGAATCCAAAATCTGATACTTGGTTAGATACTACTCGCCAAGCAGATGTTTTGGTTAATATCGAGGGTGATAAAGATGCGTGGGCGTTAATTGCAAACAACGCTATTAGTTACCAATGGGATTCAACAGAAATATTATTCTTGGGTACATCTACAACAACTCAAGATATTGGTTCAGAATACGATTCTGGCGGCGGTGGAGGGAGAGCAATACTCCAAGATGAAGTTACTACTACCATTTCTTCAAACAAAATAATCAAATCTGGTGTTGCTACTCAGGTTGTTCCACAAACAATACAACAAAAGATTGGTGATAGACTGATTGATGTTTCTGTTATTCCTTACATGAGAAACATTGGAATATTATTTACTGGTTCCGATTTTGAACCAAAACAAACTCTATACCCATTCTTCGATAATACTCTTGTTGACAAGTATGTTTCAAGAAGCAATAAATTTGTTCTACAAGGAAACAATCTAGGATACTTTGCTAATACCGGTAATCCAGAATCTATCGTTGTTAGAAATATGGATACTGGTGTAAATGTTGCAACTGGTATTGTAGTCAAAACTTCTAATAATGAAGCATATGTTGTATCAGTTAATCCAAATACTGCATTTGGTACTATTACAAATGCGAATTTGATAGGTTCAACTTCATCAACAACAATTAAAATTAAAGAATATCAACATTATAGTGGAAATGCCGCGGCAGCTAATGTATCAAACATTGTTCTTCGCCTTGATGCATCTGGTTCAGCATATGAATCTCTATATGCGAATACTGCTAACTTGTCTACCATTTTTATTGTTTCAGGTACAGGTGCTGGTCAACAGAGAACCATTAACGCATATAGTGCAGCCACAAGAACCGCAAGAATTTCGAGCAATTGGACAACAACGCCAGATGCAAATTCGATTTATACAATTGGCCGTCCTACAACTAATGATTCTGGTGATGTTGCTGGTATCTTCTTTATTCCAGCTTCAACATTCCGTATTGGCGAAAAGAAATTTAGATTAATCAATAACAGCACCAATGATGTTGGTTCTTCTTCGACAAATGGTGACGCATCGTTCTTTGCACAGGGTCTATTGGGGACATTGCAAGATACAATAATCTCTGCTACTGTTCCAACAACACAGAGAGTTGCGGCAAAATCAGAACAGGTTGTTACAACTTCCACTCAAACAACCAGTTCGAGGGTTGTTGGATGGATTGATCCTTTAGCACAAACTTTCTTAATATCTCCTGCAACATATGAAAATGGTGTATATATTGATAAAGTTCGTCTGTGCTTTGAAACGAAATCTGATACTGTTCCTGTAACACTACAGATTCGTCCAACAGTTAATGGTTATCCATCATATGCTACAATATATCCATATGCTACAGTTACTTTGACTCCAGACAAGATAAATTTGGTTACCGATGGTAAACCAGATTTAACAGACTCTACAAAATATACTGAATTTGTGTTTCCAAGTCCTGTATATGTTCAACCTGGCGAACATTCTTTCTGTATATTGAGTAACTGTTTGGATTATAAGATATATGCTGCTGTTGGTGGAGAAAATGATTTGTCAACAGATACAAAGATTTCTCCAATTCCTTATGGCGGATTATTATTCTTGTCACAGAATGGTAGCACATGGCTTCCAGAGCCAAAAACATCTATGACATTTGGAATGTATAGATGTGAATTCTCATCTAGCGCAGGAACAGCAACATTTAAATCATTAAAGCCACAGGCAAATACTGTATATGATGTTGCTAACTTGGTTGTTGGTGACATGGTAATTCCATCTACATCAGTCAACTACAAGTTTAATTCTATCGTCAGTTCAACTGGTTCATTAGCTGGATACAAATCTATAAAACCAGCCGAAACATATACCATGAATGATGGTTCTGGTCGTAGAGTTATAACCACTACAAATGATGGTACAGTTATTCGTTTACCTTGGAATCCAGCAACTGGAGCAACAGGTAATACTGTTTCGGAAGCAAATTACTACAACAATTATTTGGGCGAAGCTGGTGCAGTAACTACAGATTCATTTGTTGTTCAAGCAACAATGCAAACAACAGATACAGCAATTTCACCTCTAATTGATTCTACTAGAATGGGTGTAATTGTTCGTGAGAATATTATCAACAATCTACCACTTGCTAACAGCGGATTTATCGTTACAAACGGTGGAACAGGTTACAGTTCTGGTAGCCCACCAACAGTAACAATTAGTGGTGGTAATGGTTCAGGCGCAGCAGCCCGTGCCAATGTTACGGCAGCAGGTGTTATTGATGCAATCTACTTGACTAACTCTGGTGGTTCTGGTTACACCACATCACCAACAGTAACAATTGGAAGTGGTTCAGCAACCGTAACATATAATGGTGAAGATAAGAAATCTGGTGGTAATGGTGCTGCTCGTTATATTACCCGCAGAGTTATTCTAAATGACGGCTTTGAATCTGGCGACTTGCGTGTTTATGTAACAGCATACAAACCATCTGGCGGAAACATCTATGTCTACTATAAACTATTGTCTGATTCTGATCCTTCTTCTTTTGATGATAACAACTATCAATTGATGACACAGAATGATAGCAACATAAACTTCTTGTCGGCAAATGAAAACGATTACAGAGAATTGTCTTTCGCGCCAGGTGTTAATGGTGTAGCAAACAACTCAGTATCATATGTTTCTGGTACAACATCGTTCAAGAGTTTCAAACAATTTGCTATCAAGATTGTGTTAGTTGGAACTGACCCAACCGATGTACCAAAGATTAGAGACTTTAGATCGATTGCAACACCTGAAGGCGCTTGATAATGGAAACACTTAGAGTAGAAGGGCATGAGCATCTAGTTAGAGATAAAGCTTCCAAGGCAATTCTAAATACAGACAGAAAAGCTTTGGAAGAATATTACAAACAAAGAGAACAAGCCAAAAAAGAATTAAATGAAAAGCAAGAGATGAAGAATCGTATTGCAAATTTAGAAAACAATATGCAAGAAATCAAATCTCTATTACTTGAACTTGCTCAACGGAAAGCATAATGGCAATTATAGACCAATTAGCAACATCGAATACCTTCAGTCAATGGTTAGGAGGTACACAGTCACTTATCTCAAAGATGAATTCTTTGACCGATGGTGGTGTCAATTCTACCTTCTATGCAAACACAAATATTTCGGTATCAAATAATGTAACTATTACTGGTAATCTTACTGTATCTGGCAACATCGTATTAGACACTATCGGGTTCGATGATCTAGAGGCAAATGGTTCTGTTAATATTGGAGTTAATCTAACTGTTGCAGGAAATACCGTTCTAGGAAGCAACACCACCATAGCCAACTCTACAGTTACATACAGCAATATCACAACTGCTAATGTAATTAATTTGGCAGGTCAAGCGGGTAATAGATCAAATACTTCATATGACACGGCTAATTCAGCGGCAATATATGCGAATGGCGCATTTGAAGCTGCAAACAATTCCGTAGGAAATGCTCTTGCTTTTGCAATTGCTTTAGGATAAAGAATAAATAAACTCGTAATCAAGGGAAATCATGGCGAATACTTTTAAAAATTATGTATTAAAAGCTGCGGGAACAACAGCACAAAATGCATATACTGCTGCTACTGGTGTTCAAGCAACCGTAATTGGTATGACGATTGCTAACATCACAGCATCACCAATCACAGCTAATGTAATCTTAACTTGCTCTGGTGCTGCTGCTCCAAATGTATATTTGGTTAATGGTGCTACGATTGCGCCAGGCGGTTCATTAGTTCCAATTGGTGGAGACCAAAAACTTGTCCTTGAAGCTAACGATTATCTACAGGTCAATGTTTCTTCTTCATCATCTGCTGATGTTATTACTTCGGTTCTGGAGATAACCTAATGTCTTACCTTGGTAATACACCTGAAAATTACAGCTTTGCTTCTGGTTTTGATAGCTATAATGGCAATTCAACAACAACTGATTTTATATTGACTCGTAGAATTGCCGGAGCAAATGATGTTATTGCCATAATTGAAAATGTAATTCAAGATCCAATTTCTGCATATACAATTTCTATTAATCCCTTTGGCACTTCAAACATCTCATTTACTTCGGCGCCTCCAACAGGCACAAACAACATTGTAGTTCGTTATAACTATGAAAGACTTGTTGCATATAATCTCGTTACTGATGCACAACTACAAGCAGGTTCTGTAACTGAATCCAAACTTGCAGCAGGATCAGTAACAAACACAAAATTAGGATCAGGTGCAGTAACGGGTGACAAGTTAGGAACAGGTGCTGTAAGTGGTAACAATATTAACTATGGTGGCATCATCATATCTGGCAATATTATAGGTGCTTCATCCATAAGTGGTAACAACATCGGTACGAATGCTGTTAGTGGCAACAACATCGGTGTTGGTGCTGTTAGTGGTAATAACATCGGTGTCGGCGCAGTAAGTGGCAACAACATTGGTTTAAATGCTGTTACTGGTAATACACTTGCATCTAGTATCATTCGCGCAAACAATATTGTTCCTGCTACTATCACAGGAAACTTAATTGCAGTTGGAACAATCACAGCAAACTTATTAACAGCAAATGCAGTAAGTGGTAACAACATTGGTTACTATGCTGTTGGTTCAAACAATATGTCATTCACAGGCGTTACTGCTGCTAACTATGGTGGTTCAAGTAGTGTGCCAACAATTAGTGTAGATGGCGCTGGTCGTATCACTTATGCGGCTAATGTATCAATTTCATCATCAGCCATACCAACAATGGATGTTAAAACAACTGGCACATCTGCAACCTGGACTATTCCTTC